CACCACGCCATGCGATCAGGATGCTCCCGGAACATAGCAGCTAATGTCGCCTCGCTCTTTAAAAAACAACCATCACAATTACCAGCACCCTTCATAATCTCTAAATCAAAAGAATGACGCTTCCAAAAAGACATAACATCTTCATTCGTATCACCGCCCTCGTACAAAGGATACCAGTTTATCCAACGGTTGTCCCTTGATTCTTTGACCCTGTGCCGCTCGTCCGCTCGAATACCAACAGTATTAATCCAGCGTTTCCAACCACAAGACACTAAATAACGCTTTATCGTGCGTACCTTTAACTCCTCAGTACAAAACCTCTTGGCAACATTAGGTAAATAAGGCTTATAGATCAAAGTATCAAAAGGCTCACCAGATCGACTGGCAGAATTATGATTAACAATATTAAAGCCAACCTTGTTTTCACGCCGCGTATATTCCACCCAAGTAATAGGAATAGACCAAGTGTCCGAGATCCGTTGAACAAAGTCCAATGTCTCTGGCATCTCGCGCCCCGTGTTCGCAAAAAGAACCTTACAACGATCTGGTAAATCACCATTCGCTTCCAATACCTTATGCAACATATATCCGCTGGTGCGCCCTCCACTAACCGAGAGCAACACATTTCCCTTTGGAAGTTCATAGGCCAAATGAAAATATCCTCCTATAACAACATATACCCAAATGAAAATATATTTGCAATAATTTTTGGGGGTAGGGACTCCTGGACCTCGATCCTGGGAACAGGGGCGGGGGTCAAATGAAAATATCTCCAAATGAATTTATTCATCTAGGGTGGGAGGGCGGGACTGACGCGGCGGCCCGATTTTAAGGGGGGTGTGGGGGCCTACCCGCAGCCATGGCCCGACCCACTTGCCCCAAGTTACCCCCAGCGTGCGGACGTCTGCAAGGATCTGAGAGGTAGTAGAGGGCTGGAACATAAGGTGAACGTTACGTTACGTCATAATAATAAGTGACGTTACGTCACACTTGACATAGATTAATTGCATTTACTTGCAGATACTTGTTGACATCAGCTGCTGCTTGTGTGCATAATGAAATTATGGAAACAGCTATTTTGAAAGGATAGAAAATGCCAGTAAGTAAAAGACAGATGAAGAACGCAATTACTAAGATTGCTTCGAATGATGATAAAGCTTTAATCGTTGAAGCATTAGTAGAGATTATTGGTGCTAAGTTTAATGGAGGTGTTCAGTCAGATTGGGAAGCAACAAAAGTTCTCCGCAATCATTGTGATAGACAACATAAGGACGTTGAGAAGCAAGCGGAAGCGGACGGCAACTTAACTATCTCAGTTACAAAGAGAACAACGATAGTACCAAATCCATATATCAAAAACACTTACGCAAGAATTTGGAATAGTTAATAGCTGAGTGAGCATTCGCAAGAGTGCTCACCTTGATATTAACCTCTATTTTGAAAGGATAGAAAATGTCAGAACGAGTAGGAAAAGTAGAAAAGAGCAAGAGCTCTTGGTGGTTTATTCAATACACTCCAGATAGTGCCGACTGTGACGGCATGGTCATGGCAATAAAGACCAAGTACAAAACCAAACGTGCAGCCGTTGCCAGAGCACAAGATTATCTAAGTAGAAACCTTGTTGATCGGTTGATTGTTAAGAAAGCTCCTAAACCTGATCCGATGCGTGGGATGCACGATATATTCGTTGAGTGCGGTTTAGTTTGGTACGAGGATTGATCAATGGTAAAATATGTAATCAAAAAAATGAGTGTCAAGGCGTACAAGCCAATCAAATGTTCTTGCTGTCATCATGAGACAAGAGACCTTTGGAAATTTGGGACAGTTACTCATCTAACATACGCAGAAGCTTTAGAAGAAAAAGCCAAGTACGATATAGCAAGTGAGCAAACATGGCCAAATAGACCAGAGGAAGTTTACTCACAGTTTGGCAGACAAAAAGGATTAAGTTAATAGCTGAGTGGACACTCGCAGCAAGTGTCCACCTTGATATTAACCTCTATTTAGAAAGGATAGAAAAATGTCAGAACTAGCAACATCAAAACAATTATGGGTCATTAACAAACTGGCTGCAGAGCTTGGAGTGACAACGTCAGATATTTTTGATAGCAAGGAATTCTCGCTACCATTAACCAAGGACGAAGCCAGTCTTTTAGTCGCTCGCCTAAAGATCGCAGAAAAGAAAAGCTTTCCTAAAACAATCGGACAGCTTGCAGAGCTTGCAAGAAAAGATACCTTTGCAAAGGTCGACAAAAAACTTAGAGAAAACCCAGCTACTCAAGAAGAATACTGGGCAAAGACTAGACAAAACTAAGGCGTTTGCAATAACTTCCAGGACACTACAAGTATCAACAAGCTTGTAGTGTCTACCCAGGTTTTTAATCATATCAATATATTATATAGTTATAGTTATAACTATAAAGAGCGCGTCAAGTTTTGGTTTAAATAGAAGCCCGAAAGCCCGAAACCCGAACCCGAACCAACCAAAAATCCACCCGAAATTAAATGATATTTATTGCAATTAGTTGTTGCATTCTACAAGGATATAGTGCAGTCTATTCTTACATGATTAACATATAGAAAGGATTTTATCATGAAATACAAATACACAGATCACGTTGTTGTTAGCGTTGAATTAACAAGTAGAGACGCGGGAACACTAGTAGACGCATTGGCGACCGCATATGAGCATGGCAAAAGCTATGAACGTTCACAGTATCAAAAGTTAATTGGAGACATTGTGCAAGCATTCTCCAATGATCATGGTAGAGTTCGAATGCCAGAGCTTAAAGTCTCAAACGACGAGTAAAACTAATGGGCGCGTTACGCGCCCATTTTCATTCTTAGAAAGGATATAAAATGGATACTTTAGAATTAGATCACAAAAGCGCAACAACGCGCGAAATAGAGAAAAGATTTGAGTTTCTCACAATATGTGGCGAGGCGTGTATTGAACCATCAATTGCTATGGAAAACCCCAATATTGAATTTAACTACGCGATTGGCAACCTTGACGCCGTGCGCGATCATATAGAATGGGATTTTTGATATGAGAAAAGAAACCTTAAAAATCGCAACAGCGTTCTTGCGTGGAGAACCAGCTCATGCGGCCAGAACGTCAACGGACGGTGAAAACGTTTTATTGCATGGTCATTGCATAGCGTGGAAAGGGGGGAATGATGACGTGCAATTCTCCTTTAGAAATTGGCCTACTGTAACAACTAGAGAGCGCATTAATGGCGTTCTTGATGTTTTAGGGTATAGTTGTTTTGGCGTATCGCAACGCGAGGGCGAACAATGGCTTGTTCACAATGCAAAGAAAATCAGAAAACTAGCGACAACGGGAACCGCATTTTGCACGGGTGAGCTAGATGATTTTACCTATTCGCCAAGGCGAGGTAAATAATAAAACTTGCCCCAACGTTCGCGTTGGGGTACACTGATCCCAGGTCAAAAAACCTAGCAGCGTTAATACCAGGATCATAACATTTCCACAATACTATCCTTTCTAGTTATGGTTCTGGTTAACGCTCCAAGACCCCAACCCCGAAAGCCCGAATTATCCCGAACCCGAAAAGCCCGAAACCCGAATAGACCGGGACAACCCCTGCCCCCGGATCGTGGACCAGAGATCCCCGAAGCCCGAACCCGAAAACAAAGGTTTTAGCTTTAGTCCTTGTTCCTTAACCTCGGACGCCCGACCACCCTCAAATAAAAATAGACCTCGCTCCCCGACCCTCTTTACTAAGATGAAATTTAACCCTCCCTTGTGAGAATATGCAGTATTCCACGCGATTTGATGCGGAGATAGATTTACGGCGTTAGCTTTGGTTATTTTTAGTTCCAACCAAAAAGGCACATTATCCCATATAATATGCACATCTGGTATTCCGCCACCATGACGATTTTCTATGCGTGTTGCAAAGGCTTTAGGCGGTAAATTTTTCTTGATTGTTTTCCAAAAGTTCGCTTCTGGTGTCGACATCTTTTACCTCAGTATATTCGCCCTCAATAAATGCTTGGGGATATTGTTTTTGAAGTTGGGCTAATCTTGCGGTGATATCTTCACGAGTAAGATCGTCTAACGAATGTATGTTTTCGCGTCTATCTACAGTCAGACCGCCAAGTGCAGAACGTATCTTTTCAGCATTTATTGCAGACGAGAATTGACCTGCATCTTCAGCTCCAACAGACAGCTCATGCAAACGCTTCAATTGACCAATGATTGTGACGCCATACCTGCGTTCTCTTTCCTGTCGAAGTTCAGTAATATACTCAACAACGTGCGGATACTTTTTACCGCTTAGTAAAATGCTTGCAGATACTTTAGCCACTTTTGGACTATATCCAGATTTACGAGCACATTCCGCATTAGAGTAGATACCCTCAACATAATACCTAGCGAACTCCCTTTGGCGGTTCGTTAGTTTACGTCCGTGTTGTTCCTCGACATCCCTTGAGATGGTATTTGCAGTGCGTGTTACCATGAGTTCCTATATATAGAAGTGGGACAAATAAGGCAAAAACTAAATTTATCGGGTGTTTAAAATGTTCTAATACGTCAAAGAAGTGTTACAAGTGGGACAAAACAGGTAGTAGTGGGACAAATTAGTTTTTAACTATATATAGTAAAACCCTTGTTTTGTAACACTTGTAACACTTGTAACACTCCGTCTTTTCTTTTTTTTTATTTTTTTTTTTA